TAATTCATCCTCTTGCTCTTTCTCTAAAAGAAGGTTAAGCTTACTTATTGCACTTTCACGAATTGTTTCAAATTTTTCCTCAAGAGATTTTACATCTTCAGACATTAATTGTATAAATTCTTTTTTAGAGCTCTCGTCAAGAGTATCTACGTAGTTTCTTAGTGTTTGATTTCCAATACTAATCATAGATTTTAAAGGAATATTAATTGATTCCTTAACCACCGTAGTATTTGATACTAAAATTTTTGTAATATTTTTTTTAGATTTTAATCTTTCAGATAATTCTAATTTATTAGTATAAACTAATGTATCAATATCAGAATACTTATTTTCAATATTTTCAGATATTGATAATGGCGTTTTGATAGTTGGTAATAATTTCTGTATTAAATCAATACCTTCACTTAAAAAATCTTTAGCATCGGATTCATTTAATCCTTGTGGAGTACTTAACTGGTCATACAAAGAATAAATCTTTGACATACTTTTATTATTCAAAACATTATGTTTGAATTCTCTTAAAGATTTTTTGAATTCCTTTTCATCTTTGTAGGATTCAATCAAGCTGTTCTCAATTATGGATTTTATTTTTCCGAAAGTCATTTTAGTGGTTTTTAATATAAATACTACGAGTTTAGTAACTTATCTAATTCTTTTGAAATTTCCCCTAAAGATTCTTGTCCGTGACCTAAATCAAGGAATTTTGCTCCCCTTGTTAAAGTATTTTCTAATAAAATATTCATACTCGCCATTTTTGATTCTGGTGTTACCTCTCCTCCCGCTGGTGGTGGTGTTTCAGTTGATTCTGCTGGCGGTGGTATTTCTTCCCCCCCTCCTGATGGTGGTGGTGGTGGTGAGAATGCTCCCAAACCTCCTCCAGGTTCTTCTTCTCCTGTAGTGGTTGCCGCGGCATTTGCAGTTGCTCCTGATGTATTACCATACAATTTATCAATATTATCAAATAATCCTGTTTTAGTAATAACTGTAGGAGTTGCTTTAAGTTCTTCACCAACAGCTCTTTCAATTCTTTGTTGTTGTAAATCTAGTCTAATTTCTTCATCAGAAAATCCGAAAATATGTTTCTTAGCCCAAGTAGAAGATACTGGTTGAATACCGTTTCCTGGGTCAGCAACTAAATCTTTGTATAATAAAACTTTTTCTTTCCAAACATCAATTTTTAACAAATCTGCTTGTGTTGATGGGTTAGTTAATCCTAATGTAAAATTTTGTAATTCATCTTCAAATCCTAATAAAAATAAATGAACAATTGCAATTTTATTAAGTTCTGCAATCATACTTTTTTGAATTCTATTAATTGTGCGAGCAAAACGAATATCTTGTAATGATAAGTTTTTACCATCACCAACAACTTCTTCAAATCCTAAAAAGGCTTTTGGAACACGAAGAGCTGTTAATAATTTCTTTTGAATATATTCAATATCGGCAATCTCTGATAAATTTGTTGCTCCTGGTAATGTTGTAATTGGGTCTGGTGCTGCTGGGTCACGAACAGGAATAAAATAATCTTGGTCAACCGCCATTTGGTTAAACCTCATATCCACATTACCTGTTTTACTATCCACAACTTGTTCTCTTTTGAATTTGCTGGCAACACGATTAACGTATGCTTCCACATCGTCATCGTTCATATTACCCACGAAAACTTTAAATAATTTTCTTTCGGGGGCTCTTGAAGTTCTGTAGATTAACATTGCATCTTCAGATAACAATAATTGTTTCCAAATACGTCTTGCCTTTTCTAACATAGAAGTACCATAAGGAAGTTTTCTATCATCACCCAATAATCTAAAGTGACCAATTTCCCACGATTGGAATTCCATATTTTTGTTCTTCCAAGTAAAGTGTAATGCTTTTTTATCTTTTTCTAACTCTTGTGTGATATCAACAGATATTTTTGCGGTAACCCCAACCTCATGACGTTCAATTTCAATTGTTGGTAATTGTTGACATCCAACAATCCCTTTTTCAGGGTCTAATTTTAAGTAAACAAAGTTATCACCATACTTACAGGTGTTTCTTGTCCACATAGGTAAGTTGGTGTTAATATCTAATGAATTGTTAAATAAATCCGCTAATACAGATTTTATTCTTTTTGATTCAGAATAAATTTGAAGGATAAACCCATCTTCATTTGTTGTTGTTGATTCTTCGGCGTAGATATCTAAAGCGGCAGAAATTTCTGGAGTGTACTCCATACTTTCATAATCATATTGTGACGATAACCTTGATGGTTCATAATAAATTGCTTGAGAATATAAGTTATTTTCAACCTTTGCCCATTGGTTTGATAAATAAAATGTTTGTTGAGCTTGTAATTTTTCTCTTTCGTACTCATCGCGATTTGGTGTGCGCAGAAGTTCCTTTTTATCAAACGTGAAAGTTGGATAATCCTGTTTTAATAAAGAATTCGGTCCGAATGTCTTTGACAATCTCTGCCATACTGTAAAATTATTTTGATTTTCGCCCATATTATAAATCTACTAATTACCTTGATAATATAAATAGTTATTATCCACCAAATAACCACCCATACTTCTGATAGTCCGCCTTTGTTGCATCACCATTATTACTCATATTATTGTTTCTACCCATTTGAGGAATCATTGGATTAAAAAAATCGGAAGAATTTTTATTTTCATTAACAGTTGTTGCCCAAGAATTAATCATAGCTTTGGTATGATTGGTAACTTTTTCTAATGATTGGAATGATTTTTCTGCAACATATAACGCCATAGAAATTGCCATAATACAATCATCGTGATGGTTTTTTTGGTGGTCGGGTCTTCCATTGATATAAACAAAAGTATTCATTTCATTGTATAATCTACTTGAATATACAGTAAATCCGTGTCTAACCGCTTCCTCAAATGATGATATAATCTGAACCCTTTTATTGTTAAAGTTAATCCCTGGTATTTTTTCATTTACCTTTGGGTCCCACTTCCATTTATTACTTGTATCCACATTGTCAACATATAATCCTGATTGATATCCAAGTTCTTGTAGTTTTCTTGCCGTTGATACTCCCATACCTCCAGTTAAATCCACAACACAATATGCATTATACATCGTTCCCCACTTATACGCAATCTCTGCAGTTACGTCTGGTGGTATTTTTCCTACGTATTCCAACACTTGTTCCCTTGTGTCAAAGTCAATTATCTCTATACACGAAAAGTCCTCAGAATCCCCTCTAGAAACATCCACACCCATAACGTACTTATGTCCATTTACAGGTTCTTTAAAAATCCATAACCCTCCTCCCATCATTTTTGCCGATGGTTCTCGTGTTTGGTTTTTGGCAATATTTTGCATTAAATCAGAGTCAAATACGTTATCACCCGAACCTAAGAAATTACATTCTAATTCCTGAGCAACTTTTCTTCTATCAAATTTAAGTTTTTTAACCATACCCTCAAACCAAGAAGAACACGGTTTATATCCCTGAGCAATATAATCAGTAACCCTTGTATGGTCTCTGTCATATGAGTTTTCCGTAGATAAGTCAATTACGGTTTCATCAAGATTGTATTCTTCTCTGTTTAATAGAAAATGAACAATATCTTTAGTTTTAACCATATATAAATCTTTTGTATATCTTGGGTCTCTATACCAAAACATTTCAGAGATTTTGAAATCATTCATTCCTCTTAATGATTGGTCATAAATTTCGTAGTAAATTGGGTCGTATCCGTTTGGTGTTGATACAACAATAACTTTACCACCCGTAGATAGTGAAGCCATACAAGCAGCCCAAAAATCACTATCGGCTTCAATATATGCCGCCTCATCAAATATTAGAATGGTTGGGGTATAACCACGAAGAGCATCTTTTGATGTTGCAACGGCTTTAACCTCACAATCATTATTTAACTTGAAATGTCTTTGTGCATTTTTTTCTTGTGAAAATTCAATACCAACCCATTTAGGCCATTGTTCTGTGAATGCCCTAACTTTGTTAGCCATTTCCACAGCGGTATCCAATTTATTGGCAATAATTAGAATTTTCTCAGGTTTACTTTTTTTGGCGAAAGCTAATCTTTTGGATGCCCAAGCTGCGGTTACAGTTGAAACACCTGCTTGACGATACTTTAACGCAACATTTTCATTATAAGCGTCATAATCGGTTATTAACTTAACTTGGTCTGGAAATAAATCTAATGGAACATACTTGGAAACAGTATTATCAAATGTTTGTAAATAAGTACGAAGTGCATAAGGAGTATTTCTCATGCACTTCGTAACTTCTATAATTAATTGTTCTTTATTCACACATATTATTTAGGTCTTGATATTCCTAAACTCCCTAAAAAATCATCTAATCCCTCATCATCATCTTCATCAGAATCATCAGAATCAATGTTTTCTTCTTCTTTGTAATTTTCAAATTCGTCTTTCATTATTTTGGCTTCTTTCACAATTTCTTGAAATTTCAAAGTCGCCTTTCTAACTTTCGCAGCATCTTCAGATATTACATTTCCAATAATTTCTAAAAATTCTTGGGCAGGTATTTGATATAATAGTATATGAAAAAAGTTTATTAAACCTTTATTCTCAGGTTCAAACATTTCATCAGGAAGAGCCAAACGTATTTTTTCAACAATTTCAGGACCTATTCTTAATTGCATTGGTTCATTTGATAATATATCAGTTTGGTTTTGAACTTTTTTAGATAAACTTGGATTTTTTGAGTTTCCAGAACGACCTTTCACTTCTTCCAACCCTTTAATAATTTCATGACATAATATTGGAAATATTAAACCTGTTGCTGTGATTTTAGTGTCTGGTGACGGTTCTTCGTTTTCATCGCCTTCTTCATCACCTTCTTCATCATCAGCATCACCTAATTCAACTTTACCTGCAACACCTTGACCTGTTTGACTCATCATCTCAATCATCTGTTCCATAGTAAAATATAAGAAATCATTTATTGCCATAATACCTAAATAATCACCATAAAGTGTTGGACTAATAGCATCCAATCTAGCCTTTACTTCAGGTTTTTGAAAAAGATAATGACCTCTTTTAGCCGCCCCTTGAATAATAGCATTTATAATATTTCTTTTATGTTTTTCAATTTCTAATTGTTCTTCATCTGTTAAATCTTCAACATCAAATGATGGAAATTCTAATGGTTCATCTTTTTCCTCTTCATCATCCTCTTCATCGTCCTCAGGTTTAAATTTAAAATTTGAACTGTCTGGCATACCTAAAATAGCTTCAATTTGATACCTTCCTTTAGGTACTTCAGCTTCCTCTAATGACGCTTCTTTTGCCAATTCAATAAGTTCATCCCTATGTTGCGATTCAATTCTCATAATACCAGGAAGTTTTCTCATCATTTCTTGATAAACCATTCCCTGAACTTGTTGAGAACTAAGGTCTTCAATTCCTGTAACTTCTCTTAATTTATCAGCAACTTTTTGAAATCTTTGACTAACTAATCGTTGTACATCAGCCGAACCTTTTTTCATTGCTGGATTTTTTGCGTATAAATTCTCAGGACTACCCAATTTTCTTTCCAAATTTGGGTCCATTCTCTCAGGTGTATTACCGTAATCTATTTGTTCTCTTATTTTCTTTGCCATAATTATTTTTCTAACATTTTCATTATTACGTCTATAACCGTATCTTTTGCTTGTTCAGGTGAAACTTTTTTTGCTTTAGGAGCGGGGTGTACACCAGGATTTGGATTCTTAAAAGGATTTGGTCTTGTTTTTGGTGTTGGTTTGGTTATTGGTTTTGTTGGTGCTGGTTTTGTTATTGGTTCGGGTTGTTGTTCATTGTTTTCACTCTTTTTTGCTTTAGGGGCGGGATGTACATTAGGATTTGGGTTCTTAAAAGGATTTGGTCTTGTCTTTGGTGTTTCCTTTGTTCCAGGCTCCACTTTTGGTTTTGGTTTTGAAGGTGCTACTTCAGTTCCAAATCCAGTTTGAAGATGTTTTGTTGCAAAATTTGAACCAGATTCTGTAATGTGTTTAATTAAATCACCTTTTGTGATTTTTGGAGGCATATGTTTTTCCACGATTTTTGTTATTTGATTTTCTAGGAACAAAGATACGGGATTTTTTCCTTCTTTCAACTGTTTTTTTATTTCTCTAACACATCTTTCCCATTTTCTTGATTTTTTAGGTCCAACTTGTGTATGACAAATAGCCCAAGGATTTGGTTTATTTTCGTCATTAACTTCAAATATTCCCATTCCATCATCTGTTGCATCAGGGTCTTTAGTTATATCTAAAGTATCGTCTTCATCAATTTCTTTTTCAGTCATTGTAACATTAACACCTTGAGCATTTAAATTTTTTGCTAGTGTAGGTGCGTTTGGGTTTTTACTACTGACAGATGTAGTTGCCTTAGATTGTTCACTTAATAAATTAACAAATAATTTTGAGTGTAGTGTATTAATTTGTGATTCTGTTAATTTACTTACTGTATTGGACGAAAGTCCTTTTTCAATTAATTGAAGTGCTTTTATGTTAGTTTTCATATATTACTTTTTTTTCAAATTCTAAAATTAGGTCTCTTTCGTAGAGCTTATCTTTAATTTCTTGTTCGGTACTTCCAAATCTAAATACCAATCTTTTTTGACCTTCAGATTCTTCTGTTTCCCACGCCAATGCGACAATATCATCCATAGCGTCTACCATACAAAAAAAATCGGAGTTCTGAATCAATTCCAATTTTATATCAGTATTTCTCAGAACTCCCACTTTTTTAACGTATTTTAATTCAGGTGGTGTTGGGTATCCATTGGAAGGTTTACTTTCCCAAGATTCTCCCCACACATCTAAATCATCGGAAAATATAAATTCGTAAAGATTATCGCCCTTATAGTTAGGACCTAGTCCATTCACATAAGTTAGATAACTCATACTAATAATCCGTTAGGTGATATTTTTACTTGTTTACCGTTATTTTCAAACACTAAATTTTTCTTATTAGTTACACCAATAAATTTAGTATTAGGGTTTTTTTCTAAATATTTTTTAGATGCCAATTCTTGTTCAATGGTTTCGGTCATTTTAACAACAGATTCCATAATTTTTTTAACATCAGATTTTATTTTTAAAGTTTTTTGAACTTGTTTTTCTTTACCTTCATTGATTTCTTTTTTTGAAACCTCAAAGTATTTTGAAATAACTTTATCAACTTTAGATTCACCAAAGATACTATCAAAGATTGCTCCGTTTTCAACTTTTCTTGTTTTTACCTTAAATGGTTTACCTGTCATTTCTTTATATTTGTCAAACATTCTTTCACCATCTCTTTTGTTAAACCAAGATTGCTTATCACCATATTTGTCATGCAATTTTTGGAACGTATCAAATTCTTCTGTATCAAAATCATCTCCGCCTATACCATAAACATCGTCACTTTTAGCAAATTTATTTTTTTCGTCATAGTATTTATCACCTTTATAATCACTTCTTGACATATTACCGAATGAACCATACATGTCACCTTCTTCCATTTCACTTTTTCTTGTTTTTAACTTAAATGGTTTACCTGTTTTTTCCTTATAAATGTTAAACATACGTTCACCATCTCTTTTATTAAAAAAAGATTGTTTGTCTCCATATTTGTCATACAATTTTTGGAAAGTATCAAATTCTTCTGTGTCAAAATCATCACCAGCTATTCCATATAAATCAGAATCTCTAACTTGTCTGTCATTATTATCGTAATAGTTGTCACCCTTGTAATCTTTTCTCTTCATATTACCAAACGACCCATACATGTCCCCTTCTTCCATTTCGCCTTCAACAGGGATGTCCATATCAGATTGGATATTTTCAACTTCACTATCGTCAGTTAAATCTTCTCCATCCATATCATCTCCACCCATATCATTTCCAAAATCTTCTTCTTGTTCTTCAAACTTAGACATAATATCTTCTTTATCTTCTTCAGATAAAGAACCTAATTCTAAAGAAGATAATACCATATTAATAACGTATTTAATATCTTCAGAAGTCATTCCTTCTTCGTTATCAAGAACTCTAATTTTTTGAGTTAATTTTCCTGTTAATTTTTGGATTGTTTTAAAGCTAACTTGTTCTTCACTATCATTACCACCCATATCCATTCCTTCATCACCCATATCCATTCCTTCATCACCCATTTCCATTCCTTCATCACCCATATCCATTCCTTCATCACCCATATCAGGTGCTGGTGGTAATTCTGGTGATGGAACTGCTGGTGGCGCAATTGGTGGTGCCATTGGTGGTGCCACAGGAGCTTCAGGCATTTCAGGTTTTGGAGTTTTTAATACAAATTTCTTTTGTTCTCCATATAACGAAACACCTTCTTCGTTTTCGTTTAATCTATTTAATTCTCCAGCAACAAGATTCAATCTCTTGAATGCTTGAGAATATGATGAATAATATTTTCTATTCTTCATTGGCTCAAGATAATCAGTGCCTGATTCAGAAATAGTTTTTTTAATAATATATCCTTGTCTTTCTCTAACAATTTGATAATTATGCCCATCGGCTAGAGACACAGAATATTCTGACTTAGCGGTCTCGTTAATTGATTGTGGTATTACTTCGTTAAAACGAGCAATCTCCATAATTCTATTTAGTTTATTTTGACCTGTAAGTTTTTCACTTCCAATCGGTTTTAAATTTGACATATCTGATTTTATTTATTTTTAATTGTTTAATCCGTTAAATCCACCTAACGTTATTGCGTTTAATTGAGCGTATGGTACACCATATGCGTCTGTAAATATTGGGTGAGGTACAACAGTTCCATCTGGTAAAGTACCACCACTAAACGAACCTAACATCGCCGCAGTATATTCATATTGAACATCAACCCCATAACCTGATAAAGGATACGGAGAAGGGGATGGTGTAGGTGTGTTGGTTGGTGTTAATGTTGGTGTAGGTGTATTAGTCGGTGTAACTGTGTTAGTTGGTGTAACCGATGGTGTAACTGTTTTAGTTGGCGTAACCGATGGTGTTGGTGTTGTTGTTGATGTATTAGTTGGTGTTATTGTTGGTGTTGAAGTTTTTGTGGGTGTTTGAGTATTGGTTGGTGTTTGAGTATTGGTTGGTGTTTGAGTATTGGTTGGTGTAACTGTTGGTGTTTTAGTTTGTGTTGGAGTTGTTGTTACTGTTGGTGTTACTGTTGACGTTGGTGTTACTGTTGGTGTTTTAGTTTGAGTTGGAGTAACTGTTGGTGTTACAGTTGATGTTGGTGTTACAGTTGGTGTTTGAGTTTGTGTTGGAGTTGGGGTAGGAGTTGGATTTGCAGTCAAACAAGTAGAACAATCACCATAGTTTGTTCCTAAAGAAATCACCGAGTCGCTACCAGTTCCTGGCTCAGCAGAATCAACAATTTCATAACATCCTTGAGCCGTTACTCCAGTAAATGTTAAATAATAGTTACCCCCAACCGCAGGAAGAGAAGAACCACTAAAATCTATATTGAGAGATGAACCCCCTGCACAAGGTGCGACTAAATAAGTTACTAATGCCATTTAATTTTTTCTTTATAAATATACGATTTATGAGAATAATTTAACTATTCCTCAATTCTTGTCTCAATTGACAATGCTTTATCTGTTTCTTTGTTAGCATTATTGAATAATTTCTCAATGTGTCCCGACCTTCTTAAAAATTTAAACACAAGATTTTCATAAGATAATTCACCATCTTTTTCTAATCCAGACATTCTATATTCCTTAAGTTTTTCTTTAAGTTTTTCTAAATCACTACCATTGTTAATTGCAGAATCTATTTTTTCTGTCCAAGATTTTATCTTTTTTTCCAGAATAACTTTATCAACATTATATTTAAATTGTTTTGGTTTTTCAATCCATTCGTTATTCATAAGTGAGAAAACACCCGAACTATAGTGAGATTCTTCACTATCTTGAGCATAAACCTCAACATCATATCCGAAGATTCTGATATCATGCTTATCATTAAAAAGTTGTTTCTTTAATCCGAACAATTCTTTATATAATTGAGATTGTTCCTCATATTGTTGTAAATCTATTAAAACGTGTAAATCAAAATCAGAATATTCTGACCAATTGAAATTTGCTAATGACCCTGTAAGAACAACATCTTCAACAAAAATATCATCACCCAAATAATTAACAAACTCTTCCGCAATACGCATAAGAGTTTCTCTGACCCTTGGTATCATAACGGCATCGTCAGGATTTTTAGGATTTTTCCAAACTTTAGGATTTAACGTTTCCTTAACTGAAAAACTATTTAATATTTTTTGAAAATCACTCATCTTTAATAAATAGTAGGATACCTATACTTTTTTAAATGGATATTTTTTTGATATCTCGGCAACAAAAAATTTACCCTGAGATTCTGCCATTCTAAATTGTGTGTAGATTTTATGTGGTACATTATCGTACTCATATTTAAATCCGTTTTTAAATTCTGCGATAAGTTTTTGGGTTTCAGTATCGTATTCTGTTCTTGCGATGTTAGACGATTCTATTTCATTCAGAATCTTCGTCCCAACTATCTGTTCCTTCTTGACTGCCATTTTCTGCTAGTGGTGTTAGTTCATTTATTTTTTTTAATAATGGTTCTGTATATTCAATATATTCTTTCCAACCCATATCTAAACCATAATCATTTACTTGTTGAAATAAAGCTTTGAAAGAATCACCATAATTATGGAATAATTTCATCATTTTAGGTGTGTGTATTGGTGGTTTATCCAATTGTTTCTCACTAAAACCCAACTCTTGGAAATGTAATCTCAATTCAAGATATATTTCAAGTAATTCTTTTAATCTTCCATTTCCATCAAGGAATGTTTTATATGTAACCATATTTATAAATATAATGACTACAATAAAGAATATAATTAAGAAAACAATTGATGAGTTAAGTACATCCAATAAAGAAACGTTTAAACGTGGGGTTGAACATATTATTTATCCATCAAAAAAACATTCCAATAGATTATTTAAAGTTGGATTACAAAAATCTGTTGATACGTGGGTTAAAATTTTCAAATCAAACCCAAATATTTTTCCAAAAATATATCGTGTTGGTAAAATAAATCATCCTAATGTTAACACTCACTACGTTGAGATAGAAAAACTTGACACTGATAAGGCAGAAAGTGAATGGGATGAACTTGAAGAAAAGTTAGAACTTTGTAGTATTATTGATTCAATTGATGGGAAATATGGTAGTGACCTTTCACAATTATATTTTAACTATATTGACAATAAAAAAGTGATTATTGAAATCTCAAGTAAATTAAAAGAATGTGATAAAGATGGGTACGAACTTTTTATAAAATGGATTGAATTATTTAAACAGTGTCAAAAACATAAAGAAAATATTACAGGACATAAGTCACGTATTGATGCTCACAAATATAATTTTGGTTATGGTTTAGATGGAAAACTTAAATGTTTAGACATATAAAAATCCCCCACCATTTGGTGAGGGATTTTTTTTAGGACTTCAATTTTTTAATCTCATCTCTTAATTCTACCGCTCGTTCAAAGTTTTGTTCTTTGATTACTTGTTTAAGTTCTGAATCTAACTTATTAATTTTTTCTTTATTAGATTCAAAAGTTTTGATTTGGTCTCTTAGTTTAACTGCTTCCTCAAAATCTTCATTTTCAATTGATTCTTGAAGTTTCATTTTTAATTGTTCAAGGGTTCCAATTTTTCTTGGTTGACCATTACTACTTGTTCTAACAAAGTTGGTAATATAAATTGAACCATCTTCTGATTTGTAGGTTTCTTTTGACCAATCACCTAATTCATCGGTGCCTTCTTCTTTTAATGTCTTTGGTGACGTGCCTTCAAAAATTGAATCAAATTGACTGAACATTGAATCAAATTCGCTAAATAAGTCGGTAAAGTTTTTTCTTCTTCTAAACATAATTTTTTTTGTTTTTTGTAATTTTATTATTTATCTTTGTGTAATCAAGTTTTATACCAACCAAAAAATATAAAAAAATTTTGATATGTATATGACAAAGTGTCAGAGTAAATAATAATTATGACAATTTGTCAAAATATTTGGTAATGTATGAAAATTGTAAGACCTTTGATAAAAATATATAATATATGAACGAACTAATGGACGATGACGACAAAATGATGAGTAAGAAACAAAAATCCTCAGCGGATTCTAATACACCTGTGTTAGACAACTTCAGTAGAGATTTGAACAAACTTGCCGAGGCAGGTAAATTAGACCCAGTTATTGGTCGTGAACGAGAAATCTTAAGGATTGCGCAAATCCTATCTCGTAGAAAGAAAAATAATCCAATTATTATCGGAGAACCTGGTTGTGGTAAAACCGCATTGGTTGAAGGATTGGCAATTAAAATTGTTAATGGTGATTGTCCGAAAAATCTAATAGATAAAAGGATTGTGAATCTTGATTTAACTTCAGTTGTTGCTGGTACAAAGTATCGTGGACAATTTGAAGAAAGAATGAAAGTGATTATTGAAGAACTTCAGGCTAATCCTAATATTATTGTGTTTATTGATGAGATTCATACTTTGGTTGGTTCGGGTAATTCTTCAGGTTCTATGGATGGTTCAAACATCTTTAAACCAGCTCTTGCTCGTGGTGAACTTCAATGTATCGGAGCGACCACATTGGATGAGTTCCGTAAGAACATTGAAAAAGACGGAGCATTGGAACGTAGATTTCAAAAGGTAATTGTGGAACCATCTTCAGTTGCAGAAACAATTCAGATTCTTAAAAATGTTCGTGAAAAATACGAATCATTCCACAATGTAACATACACAGATGAAGTAATTGAAACTTGTGTTAAATTGGCTGACAGATATATCACAGACAGAGAATTCCCTGATAAGGCGTTTGATATCTTAGATGAGGTTGGGGCGAGAATGCAAACTGAACTAAAAGTTCCTGAAATTATTGAAGAACTTAAAAAGAAAGCTGCGGACATTAAACAACAAAAAATTGATGTTGTTAAAAAACAGAATTACGAACAAGCGGCAGAACTTCGTGATAAAGAGAAAAAACTATTGTTAAAATTGGAGCAAGAGAAAGTTAAGTTTGAAGAACAGATGTCAATAGACAAACAACTTATCTTAATGGAGCATGTTTATGATGTTGTTTCCAATATGACAAAGATTCCTGTAAGTAAAATGAGTGTTGATGATTCAAAATCATTAATGAATTTGGACAAAACTTTGATTGACAAAGTTATCGGTCAAAACGATGCGGTTATTAAGATTGCAAAATCAATCAAAAGAAATCGTTTGGGTATTAAAGACCCTAATCGTCCAATTGGTTCATTTATCTTCTTAGGTTCCACTGGTGTTGGTAAAACATATTTGGCAAAACAATTGGCAAAAGAAATGTTTGGTTCTGAAGATTCTCTTATCCGTGTGGATATGTCCGAATACCAAGAAAAACATACCATCTCCAAATTGGTTGGAGCCCCTCCAGGATATGTGGGTTATGAAGAAGGTGGATTATTAACCGAAAAGGTTAAGAACAAACCATATTGTGTTATCCTATTTGATGAGGTTGAAAAAGCTCACAAAGATGTATTCTCAATCTTACTTCAAATCTTGGATGATGGACACGTTACAGATAGTTTGGGTCGTAAGATTAACTTCAAGAATACCTTGATTATCTTAACTTCAAACTTGGGTGTTAAGAAATTACAGGAATTTGGAACAGGTATTGGGTTTTCAAATAGTCCTTACGCAAATGAAGAAGCGAAAAAACAAGTTTTGATGAAAGAAATGAAAAAGTTCTTCGCACCTGAATTTATCAATCGTATTGATGATACTATTGTCTTTAATTCATTGTCTCCTGACGATATTAAGAAGATTACAGACATAGAATTGAAGAAGTTGGTGTTCCGTTTATCTGAAATGAAATACACCATTACCTATGACGATTCATTAGTTGAATATTTGGCTAAAATTGGGTACGATGAGGAATTTGGAGCTCGTCCTCTTAAAAGAGCAATCCAAGATAAGATTGAAGACCTATTATCTGAAGAAGTACTTACTGGAAAGATGATTGAAGGTAAAAGTTATACGATAAAAGTCGTAGATGAAGTAGTGTTAGTCCAAAAGAAAGGACGTTAATTGAAAGGGGGAATTTATTTCCCCTTTTTTTATATTTATAATTAATGAAATATATTATTCATAAAATTTTAAAAGAAAATATTAAGGGGTCAATCTCAAATAAGTTACTTAAATTGACAACTATTTTATTTCCACCACATTCAGTTTTTGAAGATTGGTACTCAGATGCCACAGAGAATGGTTTAGTGGATTATCAAATTGAATATAGCATTAGCCCAAAAACAACTTTTAGTGAAAATACTTCAAGTTACGATGTTAAATACAGTGGGACTATATTTGTTTTAATTCACGATATTAGAACAAAATCTATTGTGGATGACTCTTGGGATATAGGATTAAAAAAAGACGATGTCCCAAACTTTATTTGGGATGATTTAGGGGAAAAAATTGTTAGAAGAATACGTGAACAGGTAAGTGCTATACTTGATTATGAGTTTATTTTTCCTAAAACCATAAAAATAACAGAATCGGTTAATAACGACAACACACCAAAACAATCTAATTTTGATAAATTGATTGACAAATTTAAAGAAAATTTTCCTGAAGAATTAAAAGATAAAGTTGATGTTATTAATGACTTTGTTAAGAATTATATTAAAGACAATAATTTTACTATTAAATTTTTAAACTCTTGTACTACAGGATTTGCGGGGGTTAGAACCAAAGACCAAATAATTATATGTTCTCCAATGAATATGGGAACTATTGGCGATTTTATTTATACAATTTTTCATGAGATAAGGCATGAAGAACAAATGACAAACCTTAAATTAGAAAACCCACTAACAGGTGATTTAGAAGATTTTGAAGAGTTATCAAGAAAGTATTGGGATTTAGAATTAGATGCTGATAGATTCGCCAAAGAAATGATTGCAAAATTGGTAATTAAATTAAACATACCAATTGATGTTGCTAAAACACAATTTACATTATCACCATATATTGAAAGTTACCCATCTTTGGGTAAAATGATTAAACACCACTTACAAGGTATTATTGACAGTATTAAAGCAATAAAAAAATCGGGTGGTGAATATAACGATATTCAAGACCACCCGATGGTTAAAAATTATATTGATAAATTAGAGGACTTTATTTAGAACGCCAAATAAGAACTTCTTGGTTTTACCAATTCTTTGTAGTGTAATTTGTATCCAAGGCTTTCAATCATTTTTTTACCCATATCAATACCGTTAAACACATCCTCAACAACAACGTATTCGTGTCTTGTGTGGTAATTGTAATATCCAATAGAAAAGTTGATACAAGAAAAATCAAATTTTGTTCTTAGTGCATAAACATCAGTATATGGATGAACCATATATCTCATTTCTTCTTTCATACCTTCGGTTAAAACTTTATCACAAGAAGTGAAAAATTCTGTATTTCTATCAAACAATACCTGACCAAAACATTTTTCAGTAATCATCCAATTTTCAGGAGCGTCAAACTGAATACCGTATCCAACATTCTTAAAGAAATCATCACTCGCCTTTAATGACCCGTGACATCCTGTTTCTTCAGAAACAAAAAACGCTGCCTTCAAATAAGGTAATTCTTTTAATAGTGATAAACAGGCGAAAACACCACATTTATCGTCTCCACCAATACCTGTTGGATTTCCTTCATCATTATACGCTTTATAAGATAATTTAAGTTCTTTTTGAGCATTTAACAACATTTCCTCTCTAATGTTGATTGATTCAATACCGTGAACTGTATCTGTATGTGAAATAACACAAGGGAAATAAAAGTTTTCAGGAACAAGAAAGGATTCTTGTTTTGTGGCGTAAACATTATTATGTTCGTCAACGAAGTGTTCAATGTTATTTTCAGTTAACCAATTAACCAAAAAAGCAACCATTCTTTCTTCCTGATATGTGACAGTAGGAACGCTTAAAACGTTCTTTAATAATTCTAAATCTTTATTCATTGCACAAAGATAAGAAATTATTTACAATTCATCTGCATCAAATAACCCTGGTTGATATAATAAATTATAAAAATTTTCTTCACTAAGGTTAATATCACGATATCCACGGGTTTTACTTTGTAATCTAACGATTACTTTCATATCGTCTTTATCAAACCCCTGAATTCTAAAACTTACATTATTGTCTTTAGGTAACTTATACCATTGTTCTGGTTCGAATTTTTTAAGAATTTTATTCCTAAAATCTAAAAATTCTTTAATTGGTACACCCTTTTCCTCAGAATCGGATTCTATTTCTTCTAAAATTTTATCAAATTGTCTTGTGACTTCATTATTAAAACTTTCACTATCAAAATATTCAGGGTTTTGGAATTCATATGAATTTTCGTGCCATCCACCAATATTACCTGAACCATTCTCACTAATAATTTTTTCAAATAGTGAAGACATATTTGTTTTATTTATTCCAAGCCTTGCCGACCACATTAATAAATTACCAACAGTTGTTTGAATTTTTCTGTATCCACGATAAAGTTCAAAACCAGAATCTTCCAATAAACGATTAATTTCTGAATCAATAGTTTCTTCTGCAACAGTAAACATTTCACGATTTTTTTCTAATGTATAATCATCAATAATATAACCTATTTCGCTTGGAAATAACGATAAAAGTCTTTCGTTTAATTCAATTCTATAGGTAGAATCGTCTATATTAAATGTTTTTTCAGGATAAACAAACTCAGCAATCTGTTTTAATAATCCAATGTTCTCATCAGTTAATTCACTATATATGACATACCCTTCTTTAAAATCTTCTTTAATCTGGTATGAATCCATAAATTCATAATCACTATAAGATGAATTAATCATATTAGCAAACCAAATATCGTCTTCATGCAATCCTATGGTTTCTAAAAATTTATCGTCATCGTCAAATTCAATAATAAGTTTTGTTTGTCCAAGTGGCTCTCCATGTATTATATCGGATATTAATGGGTCAGAATATAATTCACTTCTGGTCGCATTTCCTCTAGCATAATCCCTTAAAATCTTAATAAAACTACCAACCCCAGACAACTCATCAATTAAATCGGTTTGTTGTGGAAATTCTTTTCTTAAATCGTCTAAATTAATTAATCTATCTGAAGAATCATATACTTCAACTTTTCTATCTTTATCAATAAATAAGGCAGATTTAACATTCGTTTTTTTATTTAAAAAATAATACAACTTACCGTTACTGAAATGTTTATCAAAATATCCAGAACTTCCTTTTGTGGTTGTACACCACTTTGTATTTGCACCATAATAACACGAGGCAGCATATGACATTGGTCTAACAACCAAAACATCCTCATCTTCATATATTTTCTCAACCTGAGATTTTAATTCTTTTTCAAGTTCCCTGGCACTTTTCTTACTGTCAACAATATCCATAAGATATTTGATGAACTCAGGATTTTCATATTGATTGATGTCTTTTGGAGATTTTGAAATACCCTCAATATTTGGAACTATACCAAATTTATCCCTATAATTTGTTTCTGCCTTCCAAACATCTTCTTCAGTTATTCTATCAAAATTTACATTAAACCAAGGAATGACAACTCCTAACACATCTTGAATTGCTTCTTGTTGTCCAATATTAAGACCCCCCTTACTACCCGCAAGTTCAGGAATTATCTTTTCAAGTTTTTTCCCTATGTAATCAACATATTTGTATCCTGTAGGGTCTATTAACATCATACGGTCAATAAATGGGCCATCATACTCAAATCTTTGTTTAAGTTTCTTAGCAACTTCTTCTTTTTTACCTTCTACAATTATCACAAATAAAATTATTTAATAATAAATATTGATTTTGTTTGGAATATTCATATTTATTCTTACCTTTGTGAAACAAATCACAGGTGGCTCCCTTAATAGTTAAGGCTGACCTTAAGCATCTGACATATGTCTATACAGGGGTCGAAAGTGATTTTTAAGTTCTTTAATTTATGGGGGTAAAATGGTATTGATTGGCATTTTTATTTATTTGGGGCACGTAGTGAGATGTTTCCTATCACTTAAATCTATGGTAATAACAATTATACGGCAACGTGTTAAACAAAATGGCTCTATTAGGTCTTGTAAAACAAGATGAGCTTGTAGAAGTAGCGTAAGCAAAACTATATTCGGGTCGGGGAGTCATTAACCTAGGAACAGAAGATTCTATAGGGTGTGGTTTCTATCCTAAAAGAAACAAGTGGAAAACAGGTTTTCAGTAAAACAAACCACTTTAAAAATAAGGGAATTGTGAATTTTGGAATGTTAGAAAACATTATCCTAAACGTGTAGTCCTGAATACTTAGGATGAGCAAGAAGCGATTTCGAAATCGCTACCTCCACCATAACATAAAACCCTGTCCTTGTGATGGGGTTTTTTGTTTCCCATATATTTATATATATGAGATTAACTCCAATCCTTATAAAAGAAGGTCGTAAAGAAGATTTACGAAAAAAATACTCTAATAAATTTAAAGAATATCCTGAAACATTGGATTTTATTTTAGGTATTTCTGATTTAGCAGATACCAATTTCAAATATACCGATTTTGTATTAAGAGAATTACATCCAAACACATCCGATGAGGAAATTGAAGACGCAATAGAACTTGTTAAAGATTTTGACAGATTCAAACAATCTTTAGAAATTAAAGATATTAATCAATACGACCTTGATGGATTAAAAAATGCGATACAATCACATATTACATCTTCAAAATCACAATTAAATAAGTTTGATGCCTCAGGAGCCGAAAAAATATTTGAAGATAAAAATATTTTAATTATTAAACCATTAACTCATAGAGCATCTTGTAAATATGGTGCTGGTACAAGATGGTGTACTTCAATGGATAGTCAGTCATCTTATTTTGAAAGCCATACAACGGGTAACCAAGGATTGTATTACATAATATTAAAGAATTTTGACCAATCAAATAAGTTTTATAAAATAGCAATACACATAACACCTAATGTAGAAACTTGGTATGATGCTACTGATACTATAATGAGCACAAGAGAACAGGAAGTTTTTAATCTTGGAGCACCAAAAGTTATTGAAATGGTCAGAAAAGATTATAAGGAAAGTATTCTTAAGGCTAAATACGATTTATTTAATAAACTATTTAATAAGTCCTCATATAAGATTGATTATGTAGGTCGCGGATTGCAAACTAAACAAATAGTTGCAATTGAATATACTAACGCAAGTTTACTAATAGATGCTGATAGTGATTTAGAGAATCATGCAACAATGGATATGAACATTTCTATTGATACTGAAAATGTTGACCAATATTTGGTTTTTATTATTTTTAATTTTGATATAAACAAACCATCTAGTTTAATTGTTAACATTGGATTTAGTTGGGATGATAGTAATACAACTCTCGACTTTGATTTACATATTGAAAATTTAAATTTTACCTTAAATTATGATATACCAAAAATCCAAACCGATAATCAGATTAAACTAATATTTGAGGATATAACATATCAAATTACTAGAAGGGTTGTTAGTAAAATGAAACAATCTCCTGAATTTATGTCTTTAGTTCACGGAGGAAAGTCAACTTGGATTCCAAATAGAAGTGGTTATGGTTTTACGTTTAAGAAAAACGCTGGTATGGTTAAAAAATTGGTTGATTATTTAGATTCAGGTAAAACAGGAACCAAATTAGATTTTTTAACGGATATTGGAATTTTAGAAAAGGGTATTTTAAATGGAAAACCAATTTACCAAAAAGTTGGTGGTGACAGAAGATGGGGAACACCATCCGATTGGAGAGGTCAAAGTAGCGGATTTTTCAACTCAGCCAGATTAGCTGGAATATTAGATTACGATAAAAAAGGTAATAGTTTTATATTAAAAAAAGGACCGAATTTTGATTCGTTCAAAAAAGGGGAATTGAAGGCTCTTTAATTATTTTTTAGATAATTTGCGAAAATAAATATATAGCCCAAAAAATACTGCCGCAATACAATACAACACGAAGTTGGCTTTCCATAAACTTCCTGTCCACAATATTAGACCATACTGAACAGCGTCGAATCCAAACGGATTGAAGAAAAGGGCAATCATTAAGAATAGTTGTGATAAATTGTCCTGGAAGGTTTTCCTCCAAGTTCTGTATTTTCCTGTCATCCTTCATATTTTACGATTAAAAGTTTATGTCAATAAGACCAATTTAAAAAAAAAAATATTGTATTTCAATATAAATATCTTATATTTGTGATTATGAAAGTTATATTTTTAGACCACGATGGAGTTATCTGTTTATCACCAAATTGGGGTAGTCGTTTCAAAAAAGAAAAAAAATTGATGAAAGGTAAAGATACACCAGAATATCTTAGTAGTTCATTTCACGAGACACTAAAACCAGTTGATGTTCGTTTTGACAATTTTGATAAAAAAGCAATTGAAGTACTTAATGAAATTTTAAAAGAAACTGATGCAGAAATTGTTGTATCATCAGATTGGAAACGTTTTGCAACCGTAGAAGAAATGGGAGAATATTATGAATCTCAAGGCATCATCAAAAAACCAATAGCATTCACAGATTCAATCACCTCTAAGAATTATGATAATTTCCCTTGGGAATATAGAATGGAATTAGAACAAACTCGTAGTTTGGAAATTGCAGAATACTTAACAAATTATCAATCAATAACTGAATGGGTTGCAATTGATGATTTGAATATGTCCCTTAGACGAAAAGAAGATGGTGAGTATAGTTGGGGTTTAAATAATTTTGTTCTTACTCCATCCTCAAATGAGGGGATTAAACAATCAGGTATTAAGGAAAAAATAATTAAATTCTTAACAAAAAAACCATATGAAAAAACTACATAGAGCAAATCCATCATCAATTGGGGGTGTTTGCAAAGGTATTGGTAACTATCTAAATCTTGATGAAACTATTATCAAAATAATCTTTGTTCTTTTGTTTTTTACTCCATTTCCCATAGGTTTAATATACTTATTGTTATGGATTATAATTCCAAAAGAAACCTATGAAGAAAAATTTTAACAAAAACTATATTTCCTATGAAATCGTTGGGGGATTATTAACAATGATTATTATGTATGGTATTACAAATAACATTAAAAGTACAGTATCTGTTGGTATGGTACAATTATTCGTAAGACCTCTAATCTATTTTTTACGTGTGAAACCTTGGAGTAAAGTTAATTTAGAAGTTGTTGAAGAAATAAAAGAAGTTGAATCAACATTATTAACAGGATTACCTGAAAAAACTCAAGAAAAAATTAAGAGATTAACCTATACAAAAAGAACCGACTAAATGTCGGTTTTTTTATTTGATAATAAACTATTTATAATACATGAGTAGTCAAACAAAATTAATTAAAGATATTTTTTCTTTATACAATACCATTCTTGAAAATAAAGAAATGGTTGAGTCAGAAAATATGTATGAAAACGTAGATACATTAAGGTCAACATTAACTGATTTAGGTTACACCGAAAAAAATAATGAATTAACTAGTGGTGGTGGGGTAAATGATGTATTAACGGATTTAGTTTCTAATATTCTAAAAAAGTATCACACATATGACCCATCTGTTAAGGTTATGATAAGTGCTGGTAATGACACTTTTCATCAGAATTTAGGTGGTGCGCACACTAAAGGTAATGCTATTGATGTTACAATCACTCCATATAATGCAACAACCTCAAGTAGTTTTGTTAAAATATTAAATGATACTAAATCTAGTGATAACAAATTTTCATATATAGATGAATATACCAATCCAAGCGCTAATTCAACAGGGAGTCATTATCATTTACAATATAATGATGGTACAACTCAAAATAATCCACCATCAACAGGAACAACTACGGGAACAACAACCACACCTGTAAAATCTGAATATGATGATATGGAAACTAAATGGTTTAAATCTATTGGTACCAAATTATTAAATCGTGTTGGTATTAAAGAAGATAATGTTAAAAAATCATTACATAATAAAAAAATTACAGAAAATATAGATAGAATCAAAGGTCTATTAAAATAAAAAAACCCACGTAAAGTGGGTTTTTTGTTTAAGATAGAAGTTATTATTTAATATCTTCACTAGTCATCTCTGAGTCTACTGAGATTGAATCAACAACTAATGTTGGGTCTTCAGATACTACCATTGTATCTTCGTTAATTTCAGTTGATTTTGTTCCTCCGTTGCAAGATGCTAATGCCACGATTAATGTTACGATTGTAAATAATGTTACGATTTTTTTCATAATTGTTTGTTTTCTGTTTGTTTATAATTTTTAAGTTGTTTTCTATGAGATTATAAATATAAGAAGATTTGCCGTTTTGTCAAATTTATTATTATTTATTTTTGCGGAAGATGAGGGACTCGAACCCTCGCATCATTTTATTGATGTACGATTTAGCAAACCGCTGCATTACCACTCTGCCAACCTTCCGACTAAAACCTTATACCGTGTGTTCTATTTGAACCCTAACACAGTTCTGAGGTAAACGATTAACGTGACGATAATTGTTGATGTAACCCATTATATTGGCACTACCGATAGCATTTGCTGAGTGAGTATAAACATCAACAATAGGTCTACCATCCATCCATTGTTCAACTAACCATTTGGCACAATCGTAACCAGTTTTTTCTGTGATATTATCGTAATTCAAGGTATAGTTATGATATACATTTTTATGCCATTCAGACATAGCAGAATCTCCCAAGTCGTGGTCTAAAGATATTAATTCAATATCATTAAATCCAAGTTCATTCACCTTTGAGATAAACTCATCATAATTTCTAACGACAACCCAATCTTGTTCAATTGGTGTGCGAACATCATCTAGATAGATGCGGTGTGGTTTTAAATTTTTTCCCATAATAAATTTTTATACTTTTTTTCTTTTATTCCTTTATAAATTACCCCACTTGATACTTTTAAAGTATTTAGTGTTTCAGTGATTGAATCAAATATAGTAACATTATTTGTAATAACACAAGTAACTTTTAATTTAATTTTTTTTCTTCCTTGTTTTTTTACCATAATTGGTTTGAAGTTATCTTTTTCGTTTTCATAACACCACAAAAACCCTAAAGCCGAAGGTAATTTTCCTTTAAGACAATTTGTTATTGAGGTGGTATATTTACAATTCAAGGATTTTGCCGCGGATTGTAAACTATTGAATGTTTGAATAAATTCACCAGTTTTGTTAAACTGACATATTTTTTTATATTGGGATTCAATTATTTTTTTATTTGCTTCATCACTTCTTTTATGTCCCAAATGACTTTCACGTAATTTACGTTTAGTTTCGTCAGATAATTTAATCCCTAAGTTACTATTAACAAATATCCGTTTATTATAACCGTATTTAGAATTATTAGCACTAAGAATAGTTATCCAATATATCTCTCTATCTAACATTTCCCTAAGAGTAGTCACCTCAATTATTTCATAATTAAAATTATCAATTCCATATTTTACATATGCTGACTGCAAATGATTATTAAAATGTTTATTATCCTTTAATAATCTTTTGTGGGTTTTAAATCTATTCTTAATATTAACCGCACTACCAATGTATACTTTATTGTTTTTTAAATTAGTTATTTTATAAATTCCTGATATTTTTTCCATATTTACTGTTTAATAATAAATATCACCACTCCATAAAAAAAAACAATATCATCTAAATATATTAAATTTTTTCAAGATAAAAACATCTTGTCTTACTTTATAAAAAACCATAACACCAGCAACAATTAAATTAAAACTATAATTGATGATTAATGGTATCTCGTTCAAATTAAATCCATAGAAGAAACAAAATATTTCCCCAAACAGCCACATAAGTAGGAATCCCCAACCTAAATGACATCTTTTATCTTTTATGGTTCTATACAACTCAGGTACACCACAAAAGGTTAAAAGCAAACTTCCAAATAATCCTATTACATCCATAGTTAAGCTCCTATTTTCCAAGCTGAGTTAATAATTTTTCTTTTTTGTGTTGAATCTTCTTCATTACCGATAACAACACCATTTTTTATGGTAAATGCATGTTTTTTAACACAAACAATAAATGTCCCCTTTGAGTTTTTTTCAATAAACTTACTTAAGGTCATTCGTCTTTTAATTTTATCCCCTTTAACGGTTACATCATATGCCAACGAGTAAGTGGGACCATATATTGACCTTTCGCCCATTACTTTGAAACATTTCCTTCCAATACGATTACGAGATTCTGACATTTCATTCATCTTTGGGACAAATCCAAATGTTCTAGCTCTATTAACTCTATTAAATAATTCCCTGGCAATTTTATGAGCTTTGTCATACTCAATTTCAAATCCTGATGCTAATGCTTTAACGACACAATCATTAGCTTCTCTCTTGGCAATATATGATTCAGAATAACCTTTAATCGCGTCAGATGTTTTACAATATGGTAGTTGATTTTTCATACCACAAATATATAACACACTATTGACAATACCAAATATTTTTTTTACAAAAAAAAATCCCCCTGAATATTAAACTCAGAGGGATATATTTTAAATTTTATTTTTTTTAATTAAAATATGTTTGCTCAAAGTATAATACTTGGAATTTATCTGTCTTACTTATAAGATTTGATGCATTTATTAAATCGTTATATTCAACAACAGCACCTTTTTGTATTTTTCTAAGTTTTGTTAAAAAATCAAATGTCGTAATATCGTCAGCAAATACCGTGTGAGAATCTTTATTATATGCTTTCATTAAATTCAACTCCATAGTGTATGCTTCATTAACGATATCAATTAGGTTTGTAAATGTATGTTTTGGACTTGCAGATGGAATTTCAGGGATAATGTTAAATCCTGTCATATAATCTTGTATCATCTGTGCGTGAGTTAATTCATCCACAGCTTCTTTTTCAAAGAAGGCACCTGCTTTCTTATAATTTACATCATTACACCAGTTTGCCGCTGCTCTGTAAAAATAATGTGCGGTATATTCATCTTTTATCCTTGCAGTAAGAAGATTAACCGTTTTATCGGATAAACTATATAGTTTTACTCCTGGTGTAGATTTTAATTTGTTTTCACCTGATTGTTCATTAATTTTCATTGCTTTGAATAATTGGTCTTTTGTAAGTGTTACGTTTTCCATACATATAAATACTTTGATAGTTGAAAAAATTATTTGTACCGATGGGAAGAATTGAACTTCCGACAACTTGGATATGAATCAAGTGCTCTACCACTGAACTGCATCGGCAATTTGGCGGACGTAGGCTCATCACCTACTCTTGGGCTTCCACCGAGCCCCTATTTATTTTTTTATCTTTAATATTCTGTTCCAAAATAAACCGAAACTTAAACCAAATGGAATATACACTAACCCTAAATTAATTAGTAAATCCCAAAACATATATCCTGTAATTATAATTGGATTGTAAAATACTGTCCCTATCACCATTGAAACAATCATAATCATTTTAGATAAATGCCATAAATCCGTAGTCCATACTAAAAAGGTTGTTGAACCAAAAAATTTAGGTCCTAAATCAGGGTTGTTATTTTTATATTTATTTAACCAAGATTTTTGAGGGTTTAAAAATTGTTCATACTTGGGGTACTTTAAAAAAATTGATTTATCGTATTGGAAACTTAAAGTGTCCATAATCGCGTTAAATATTCCTGCGAATATCATAAAAATTGTTGTTATCATAATTGTTTTATATGATAAATACCAAAGGTTGTGGTTTCTGAGGGACTCGAACCCCCAACCTCTTCGTCCGTAGCGAAACGCTCTAATCCATTGAGCTAAGAAACCATTGTTGTCCCTTAAGGATTCGAACCTCAATTTTCTGGACCAAAACCAGACGTGCTGCCGTTACACCAAAGGACAATATTGTCGGAGTAGCAGGACTCGAACCTACGAACTCAAAAGAGGAGACATTTACAGTGTCTTGTCATTGCCGCTAGACTATACTCCGAAAAAAAAGGAAAGTAAAAGATGGGGGAGTGGACATCTACTTTTATAATTGGCGTTACTCACTATTCGCTAGCCCCTCCTCTGATTTTATTCAGATTTCCCAATTAACCTTCGCACGTCTGGATGGATTTGAACCACCGACAACAAGTTTTGGAGACTTGCGCTCTACCAGCTGAACTACAGACGTGTATTTTATTATTTCCATTGAGTTTGTCTATTGTGTTTCCACGTTTTATACATTCTCACTTGATAACTCATTATTTGTTTATTAGGGTTTTTAAACCCTTTTCTATTTCTTGGGTAGAAATTCACACCCTCATCCCAGTACATTGGGAATTCTTCCTTTAACCAAAGTATTTTATACTCGTGGTTATCATTTGATTTGTTCAGTTTTCCTCTGTTTCTATTTTTTGACATAATCTATTGAGTTTATTCAATAGAAGTCATCTGTTTTTTTCATAATTTTTTTTTAAACAAAATTTATACCTAATTCAATTAAATCAGAATCTTTTCCTTTTTCCCATATTTTAAATTCTGGACTCACACTAAAATCATATTCACAAATTGTGGTTTGTATTGTTTCCACCATAACAACAACCCCAAAGAATTTCTTTTTTAAATACCATTTTCCTGTTAATTCTCTACTCATAATTTTATTTTTTAAATTTTAAAAAGTTCTTTTTAAATGTTTTCATCAAGGTTATTGATGTCCAAGTTGAATGAGGTACCGTTGATAAATAAGCTTGAATCTCATCATCAATTATACTTTTAATATCCACATATCCCATTTTAACCAATTCTTTCTTCAAATAGTTATAAGTTTTTGTGGGAATTGTTTTAATAATCTCATCCACCTTCAACTTATATTCAGGATTTGTATAATATAATCCGTGAGCAATTTCGTGGTCCATAACATCGGAACTTAATTTATCCGCACCAATTAAATAGAACTTTTCATTTTTAGAATGTTTATCACAACAAGAAATAATATCTGTCATAACATCATCATATAAATTATTAGTTTTAGAAAAAACTTTCTGACCTTTTTTTAAGATATTGGATGGAATATTATAACCCGCCCAATCTGCAGGATATGTGAACATTCCTGATTTATTTTTCTTAACATATGTCCTCATAAGTTCTTCCAAAGTAAATTCTTGATTTCTAATCTCAGGAAATGGTGACTCATAAAATTCTTGATATCTACAGAACAACATACCTCTATCATAATCGTTTTTAACAATAACGGCATATATGTTGGGCATAATTTTATTAATTGAGCCTGACACCACTTTTGTTTTATAAGATTTTAATTTTTTCATAATTTATTTATTTCTGGAACAAAGATATATTTTTTTCTTGATTTACCAAACATTTTTTTGAGGTCATAATTGGATTCGAACCAATGAATATTTGTTTTGCAGACAAACCCCTTAAACCACTTGGGTATATGACCATATTGTTATCACGATAGGATTTGAACCTATGACCGATTAAAGTATTCAATTCTTTTTTTACAAATTTGGTTTTCAAAATCATCAATAAATGAATTTGGTATTTTTATGTTTTTAATTTCAAATTCATTTAGAATTTCGTGTCTGGTAAATGAACCTTCGGATATACCTTCAGACCATTCATTTACCCAAAGACCCCATCCTTTTTTTCCTTCAATGACCATTTTAACAATGTTTGAATGACGTGTCTCAATTTTGTTTTTTCCTTTACTAAATTGACCGTCTTCAAACATTCTAAAACATTCTCTACCACAAGGACCATTTACATTAAATTTAACCTCAATTTTT